GGTTCTCCTGGTGCTTGTCCCTGTAAACTATCGTCACATACACAAGGTAATGTAATAACCTGACCTGGTGATACTGAACCACTTAAACTCTCCCTTGTGAAACAATCAACATAAGTGAATGAGTAATCAGGGTCACCAGGTCCTCCTCCGTGTTCAACCTCCCACTGACCACAAGTATCACAATACCCTGGACTTGGTGTAGGTGTCGGAGTTAATGATGAAGTTATGCTTGGAGTAGGTGTTGGTGTTAAACCAATCGTAGGTGTGGGACTTGGAGTTATAGATGGAGTGGGTGTAGGTGATGGTTCCAATTCACTCTCTTTATAAATGTCCAAAATCGCTCGTTCCTCTCCAAGATAATCAGAGAACTTTTTTCTATAATATACTCTACTTGCCGCCATCTATGACTTATATGTTAGGTTTATTTATACGAATGGTTGGAAGTTTAATTCCTCATTCAAGAACATATCACCATCTACAATTACACCTCTGTATTTTGTAAATGCGTTGTTGGTTGGATTTACACTACCTCCTTGAACATAAACTGAACCTCCACCACTAATAGTCATCGCTGATATGGTGTATGAACCTGTATTTTCAACAATAAACTCTGCTCGTTGTCCTTCTCTCCAATTTATAAAATCAACTGATGTGATGTTTCCTGTTATACTAAACTTGTATAATGTTCCCTGTGATAAATCTACACTAACAACTCCACTAACAGACCCACCACTAATAGTATCAAATGTTTCTGTCTTATAGGTGTGTGAGTTTTCTGCGTGTGCTGTGTCTGCGTAAAGTGATGTATTATTACTACCACCCAACATAACTGAATTGTTATGATTTACAATATTATTATTACCAGCAACAATTACACTATAACTTGTAGAAGCACTTACAACATTAGTACTACCACCGATAATTGAGTTCCACGACCCATTTGATGTTCCTTCTATTTCATTACTATCACCACCTAATATTGTATTATGGTAGCCATTTAATATTTTATTGGAATTACCACCACCGATAAAATTGTTTTCTCCGCTTCCTTGTATTTGCCCGAAAAAACCCGCAACAATAGCATTTCTATTTCTTGATGATATTGAAGAGTTTAATGATGCGATAAGAGCATTATATGTTCCCGATGATGTTATTGAACCCGATGATGATATAATTATATTATCATTTGTTGATGATATTTCTTGTCCTACACTAAATAACTTATCAACATAAGTGGTGTTGTCGTTTGTTGGTTCTGTATAATTCATTAAACCTATTAAAGTTGTTCCCGATGTTGTTCCAGATATTAAACTACCTTCACAATTTAATATTGTGTTATTGTCGTTTGTTGAAGTAATATCACTATCATAACCACCAAATATACTATTTTTTTGTCCTGCGGTTATTTGTGAAAAATTACTTAAAATGGTATTATAACTACTACTACTAATTGTATTACCTCTACCACCTAAAAAACTATTATTTCCACTATTGTTATTGTAATAACCTATGGTTGTCGCTTCTTGTGATGATGAATTATTAAACATACCAATTTTAACATTTCTGTAATTATTACCACTACCTGTATTATCTCTACCAAAAGTCCAACCTCTTCCTTCTGTATTATTTCTACCGATAATCATACCATCACTTGTTAAAGTATTATCGTATCCAATAATCATATTACCAAACTCATTATTTACAGAAGTTGTTGTATTGTCTTTACCTACAACCATACCATTTTGATTTATGGTATTATTAAATCCAAGATTAAAATATCCAACTGCTCCACCTTCGGTTATGGTATTTGGTTGGGCTGGATAAACATCGTCTATCGTTGAAAAATCTTTACCACTATTACTATTGGTATTACCCGTAATTGCTAATAATGATGGAGCAGATGTCCCACTCAATAAATCACTTCTTTTTATTCTAAATGTCTCTGTGTTTCCGCTGTTATTCATCACCAAAAACACATTATCATTTGCTTGGGTGGTTGCGGATAATTCACTAATTTTTTTGTTTGCCATATCTATAAATATATTTTAATTTCTGTTTGTTATAGTCCATATCTTGTTGATAAATAATTTTCCAAGTTTGTTATTTCTGTTGGTGATGGTATTGCGTCTATTGATATAATTTCAACACACTTAAATCTACCACCAACTATATTCGCAGCATTATCATAATCACCAACATATAAGAATTGTGAATTATAATTTTCATTTGGTGTTCCTGCTCTTGTATCACTTGTTGTTGTTAAATCTGCGGTGTTATTTGTATAAAACTTTATTTCTCCCGTTGTTCTATTATAATTCCACGCAATAATATTATAATCAACATAATTACTACCTGTAATATCAACAAGACCACCATATAAACTGACAAATGTTGAATATTCACTTGATGATGGAACACCGAATATTGCTGCTCTTGGGTTTGTGTTGAAATTATAAGAGAAAAATGTATTTAAGTTTCCAGCAGATGCTCTTATTGATGTTGTTTTACATACCATAATCACCATCTTATCACTTGCCGCAGATGTTGATATTGATGTTCTCATACCCCTTGTATTACCTGAATTAAACCATATTGAAGGTTCATTATTAAAATCAATATCACTTGAAATATAATTCATATTACCTGATATTACTGATAATACATTTCCATTATATCCACTCCAACTATCAACTTGATTTTCACTTGGAATACTAACACCTGTATCTGCTCTCCACCAATCCCATAATCCCGTTAAATCAGCGGGACTAAACGCTGCTGGACTTGGCGTAGGTGTCGGGGTTATTGTAGGTGTAGGTGTAATCGTTGCAGTCATACTCGGTGTTGGAGTAGGACTTGGTGGTGGGACAAAATCAAAATCAATAAAATCACCCCCCTCTGTTAAAAGTGGTGAGCCATCTTCTGCTAATATGTGGAAAGTTTCCACAGGTGGTGTTGGTCCTTCACCGTCCTTTTGAACGTTCATTATCTGTGAACCCCATACATTACCCTTGAATTGTTTTTCTCCCAAAGGTTTCATTAAATCATTAATGTCGGGTTTTCTCCTTTGTGGTCTTCTTGGTCTGAAACTTTTACCTCCCCATCTTATCATATTAATTCGTTTTTAAGGCTTAAAAAAAAGGGAGGGAGTATAACCCTCCCCTTTATGTATTTAATTTGTTTAGGATTCAAATGTGAACCCACCAGTGGTAAATACGTCACTGATAGTAGTTACAACTGTAACCTCTCTAATTGATGTCGGTTCTCCACCTGACATTGTAAGTGCTTCCGCACCATTCAAATCAGTGTATGCCTGTCCTGTAGCAAGTGAACCTGCGCTCACCTGACCACCATTGTCCAAGAATACTAACCAATATCTATTATTATTATCCTCAACTAACGCGTAAATATCATTCAATGACACAAGGTCAACAAATACATTACGTAAGTTAGTATCTAATTTAGGTAGATTTACTACCAACTCAGGTTGGAATGTTACAGATTGTGATGTGGTATTTACACCTAACGTTTCAGTTAAAGATGCTGCCTGTTTTGGTAATTCAAACTTATACCAAGTTCCTGAACCACCTATTGCAGTAACTGCTCCTGATGTTTCGGTATATCCTGTGATTGTGTTTCCACTATCACCTAATATCCACATCGCTTTCAAACCACCTGTTGAGGAGGTTCTACAATCTAAATCAAATCCATCTGATAAAAAACAACTTGCCATATCTATATTATTTTTAGATTAGTTTATGTGTTATTTACAAACACAGAATGATGCTACATCAAATATTCCTATTCCGTATGTTACGTGTGCTTGGATTTTAACGATGTCCTCAAATGGGTCATACACTGATTTCACTTCCATGATTTCACTATTCATACCAACCATGTAGTAAGATGCAGGACCTGCATAATATGCGTCAACACCATCAAGACCTACTGTTGGGATTACTCTTACGTTAGTTCCTGGTAAGATTACACTGAACTCTTCACCTTCTGCCGCTCCTGCGAAATCTGCTGTGAATAAGTTGATGTATGAACTATTTCTCATACTTGAAATCAAACCTCTGTAATTTGCGTATGATGTATAAATCACCAAATCATCTCTGTGTAATACATTCGCTGGTATTGATTCATAAATCTTTGTGAATACGTCAAGACCATTAGCACTTGTCGCTGCTGAATATGCGATTTGTGTCGCACCATTACCTGATGTGATTAACGCACCAACACCATCAAAACATGCTGAACCATAAGTTCCACCTGATGCGATTGTGTTGTTCCACAACTGCTTCTCAACTTGGTTTGCAATTCTGTTTGAAATGTCAGTCAAGATTACTTCTTCAAAAGGAACACTCTCGTGGAAGTTTGAATCTGACAACTGCTGACTTAAATATGTATCATATAAGTCATAAGGACATAATTGCTGATTTACTTTTTTATTACACAAGTCAATCGTTACAAGATTTTGAACTGTGTCTGCTGATGGGTTAAATCCGCAAGAAAGGTCTTGCAAGATAGGGTCGTTTGTTACGAACCCAACCTTCTCCGTTGTTCCTTTTAGGTTAGGACGAATAGTTGAATACTTTGGTAATGTCAAGCCAAGCACTGACTTAATAAGTTGGTCAGAACCATAACTATTATAGGTTGGAAGGTTAGACAAATCATAGTTAAATGATAATTTTTTCTTTTCCATTGTTATTTAATTTTAGTTTTAGTTTATTTTACGTTTCTTAATGATTTTATTAATTCAAGTTTGTAATCCTCAAAACTCTCTTTATATGTGGTTTTTTCCTCCACAGATTTTCTTTCAGGACTTTTCTTGAATGTATCAAAATCAGATTTTAATGAGTTTAACTCGGTTTTGAACTTACCGTTAAGTTCGTTCATAAGTTCTAACATCTCTGTCATTGAACTTTTAATGTTTTCAATTTCTTTTGACATTTCGTAATCTTTTCCCATCTCCTCAACGTTTTCTCTTTCTGTGATTACACCATCTTTTGTGATGATACGGATTTTGTTCTCATTTCCTGATTCATCTTTCAAAACTACTTGGTGCTCTCCATCAGGTGCTGGTGATTTGGTGTCATCTCCTGTTAGGACATAAACCATTTCCCCTACATCAAACGTTGGTGATTCAAGACGATTACCTTGTGCGTCCTCTGCAATAGTCATTTTCTCTTCTTTCATCTCATCTTCTTCTGCTTCTACCTCAACTTCTACTCCTACTTCTGTTTCCTCTACGTCCTTTGACGCAATAGCAATAATAGTTGATTCTGCATCCACAGTTAAAACAAGACCTTCACGAGTTTCGTGACTACCTTCGGGTGCTGGTGCCAGTGTTGATTCTTTTACAACATATAAGGTTTGACCTACTTCAAACTCTGTCTCCTCAGACATATTGTTTGTAACCTCTGTTCCATCGGTTAAAAACGTTGAAGCAAACTCTTCCTTCTTAAATTGTAATCCTAACAAACTAACAATTTTGTCAATCGCTTCTGTTGCATTCATAATTTAATCATTTATACTTTTTAGTGTGTTTATTATCTCTTCTAATAAATATTCGTCAGTTTTTTGACGAGAAAACTTTAATAAGAAATCTCCCTCAACAGAAAAACCTTTCAATTTCCCCGTTTTTATAAAGTCATTCCATATTAAATCTCCTTCTTCTGTATCCATTACTTTGAAACCTCCCATCCAAGTTCCAACAGGTATATCATCTTTCTTGAAACCAAGTTCGTATGCTTTATCGTTCTCTCCCGATACAATCCAACTCTCAACCATTACTACTGATGGGATTTTCTTTTCCGTATGTTCATAGTTGGTTTTGTCTTGTCTCTTTTCTATCATATACAACTGTTGCATCTTCTCAATACTTTCAGGTGTAAATCTCACAAAATACTTCTCATCATTTTCATCTAAACGAGGTATAAGAATATTTGGAATCATCAATGGTGAATAAACCATTCTCTTTTCTTTTTCTGCTGCGAAATTACCCCTACGTTTCTGTTCAATGATGTATGCAATTTGAGAACGTCTTTTTGTTTCCTCTGAATAATACCCCTGATTAGGCATTCTCTTTGGTGGTGTGCCAGGTAATCCAGGAACTGCTCCTGCTTCTCTTACATTTCCACCTGTGACTATAACTCTTACCCACCCGTGAACACAGTTGGGACCTCCCTTCCAAATCCACTTAGAATAGGGTAATCTGTTATGTCCAAACTCGGTATTTTTATCTCTTAAAAGGTCAATTTCAAACCTTCTAAAATATCTACCTTCAATACTATCACAGAAATCTCTTGTTGGTTCTCCACTATCTATTCTCTTATATAGATAATATGCGGTTGGTGTTGAGTGATTTCTTCTACGTAATTGTGCTCGGGACGCTCCCCTTAATTCACCCACAATACGTTCAAATGCTTCGGTGTCTCTGTCTTTTAGTTCTTTTAATAAAACTGCCGCTTGTTTTTCCTCATCTGAATATTCATCAATACCAAACGCTTGTTCTTCCACAGGTTCTGTTTCACGTGGAACATAAACACAATTACCCTGACCATCTTTATGCTCAATACATTCACAACCATCAATACTTACAAACTCTTCTTGTGTTAAATAATCTCTAATTACCTTGATGTGTCCGTCCATATAATCCACGTTATGTGTCATATTGGTTAGTTCATCAATCTCTCTCATTAGGTCCTTAAAATCATCAACAAGTATGATTGCTTCCTCCAATTCAGATGATGTTGATTTTTCCTTTTCAATAACTTCTTTTTCAATCCTAAATACATTGTCAGCAATCTGTGCTGCTGAACGTATCATACCCTGTGTCTCCTCATCAACATTCATTTCAACAAGATGTTTGAATGTTTCAACTGCGCCAGGACATACATCAAAATGACTTGGTGTAAAACCATAAATATCAAAATCTGCATTTAATGCAACTTTTGATGCTTCAATCGGGACACAATTCGGAACCTCTCTACCATCTTTAATCTTGGTTCCAATCGGTTCATATCCTTCCCAACATGCGTCCTCCAAGTTATATTCATCAAAACAAGGACAATTAAAATCCTGTCCTATTCTACCCAATTTATCTAATATATTATCTTTGTCTGTATAATGTCTGGTAATACCTCTTAATCTAACCCATCTAACCAAATTGTCATCTTGATAAATTGAATAGATATTATCATCATCAATCCCCAATTCCTCTGCAAGGGGTTTCATTCTCATTGATGCATAACTACCAACAATATAAACCTCTGAACCACTCTGTAATTCTGACAACGCCAGACCTCTACCCTTTGGTGTGTTCAATACATCGTAATCAAACGATACTCTTTGTCCTATTGCGAATGCTTGGTTTGCTTGTTGAATACAAACTGCATAAGATTGGTCTCTACTCCAACCTTTGTTCTTTATGTGCCATTCAACACATCTTGAAATATAGTCCTCTTTTCTCTCGTAAGGGATTTTCTCAATGAACCCGACATCTTCTATCAACATATCGTTTTCAGTGTCTCCTGTGGGATAATTTACGTATTCAGGGAGACCTGACACATCAATGTCCATCTCCTGTTCTCTTTCAACAATTCTTTTTGACCAACCCAATGCTGGTTCTCCACCCCACGCGTCATACATCAATAAACCACATCCATCATCATAAGATTTTGAACTCTCCAAATCTACTTTATGTCTTGATAAATAGGAATACATGCGTTTAACGGTTTCCAATGAAATCGGTTTTCTATCGCATAATTGCGAACTCCTTGTCCAACCTATCCTCGTTCCACAAGATGTTCCTTCTTTATCTTTATATCTACGTGCTTTACATGCTTTGGAAGCGACGTTCTGTGGAACCACATAGGACTTCTCTTCGGCAAAATAAATAAAGTTCTGTTCAATCGCAGGTGATTCAACCATTGCGATTTCTGATACTCTTGTATCTCCTGTTAAAGTTCCATCAATATCTAAATCAATTATTTTATACATTATCTATAAATAGTTTTTTTTGTTTATAGTGTGGATAATTCATCCAACCTACGATTTATTGCTTGTGAATCAGTTATTTCTTGTGATAATACGTATGCTCGGATTGGTTCCTGTCTTGTCTTTGCGATTGCCTGTAATAAACGTTCCTCCATCAATGAATTGGAAGGGTTATTCAATATCGGTTGTCCCCCACCCTGTTGATTTAATGTAGATAATAATGGTAAATAATCCATTGATGTGTTTTTATTTAATACAACCTCACCACCTTCAAGGTTATAACCTCCACCTGCCATTACACCTCCGTTTTCGTGTGAATTACCACGTATCATAAATCCACCACCTGCCAGTGCTCTTGCGTCGTTTAATTGTTGTTGTATAATACCAACTTGGACTGCTGCAAGTCCACCAACGATTGCTGCGAGAATTGGATTTTCCAATGTGGATAAAACTGCTTGTGCTCCGTCTGCTATACCCTGTAAAAGTTGGAATTGTAAGGACCTGATTGCTGCCTCTTTTTCAATCGCTTTTTTCTCTGCTTGGTATATCTTTTCTGCCTCAATACGTTTTTTGTTTGCTTCCTCTGTGTCCCCCACAATACTATTCTGTGTGTCTTGATAATCTCTTTCAAGTCGTGACAACTCTAATTGATATGCCTGTGCGAATAGTGATGCGGTTTGTCCCACGATGTTTTGGAACTCCTGTAAACCTGACAATAAATCGTCAACCAACGATGATTGTTCCTCAACCGCATCTAATGTATCCTGTTCCCTTAAACTCTTAACCTTACTAAAATAAGATTCAATAATTTTGATTTTTTGTTCTGCGGTGAATTGTTCCAAATCAATCCCCTGTTGTGCCAACATTTGTTCAACACCCAATAAATCATCTGAATCTATTTTTCTGTTTAAGAAATAGTTTTTATAACTATCTAATTTTAATGCATTGAGGGTCTTTACCAATTCTGCCTGTTCTTTCTCATTTACCTCACTACCATCAAAGAAATCTTTTTGTAGTTTTGATACATTCTTAATTGAACCTGATAATGTGTCAATATTCTCAATTACAAAGTTTCTGAACGCTTCACTATTCTGTGATAAGAAACGTCTAAACTCAATGGAGTTGGTTCCAAATTGTTTTATAAGTTTTTTACCCTCTTCACCAATATCACCAAATATTTGTTTTTGTAATTTTTGTGATTCAAATAATACACCTCTGATTTGTTCCTCACCTAATACAATGGTTGTGGATAATTCTGTTAGTGCCTCAACCCTTGCACGTGCTTGGATTTTAATTTGGTCCTCTGATAATTTTGTTGTTTTTCTTAAATTATCTTCAATGAACTTAATCAATCCTTGTTCTGCCTCAATTAGATTTTCTTGTCCTTGTCTTAACGCAATTCTATATTTTACTAATCTATCAGTTTCCTCATCTGTTGCTTTTGCTCCTAAATCTTGTATTCGTTTAATTTCATCTTGAATTAAAGTTATATTACCCCCAATTTCCGTAAATATAATTTGTCCTGATTGTGTTAAATATTGTTCTAATGATTGGAAGTATCTTTCACCACCTATCGCATCTTCTAATGGTGGAAACTCCTGTATAATCTTTTGTAGGTTTGAATATTGTTTTGTTAGATTTTGTAAAGCACTGAATGCCTCAACGGTGATTGTTCCTGATTGAACTTTCTCTGCTGCCTCACCTGTAACTCTACCAATAACCTCTCCAAGAACATCACCACCTTTTAATATTGCTGCGGATAATTCTTCTCTTGCCTCATCATAAAAATCACCAAATACGTCAGTGGTTTCCTCTAATGTAACACCAAATAGATTTTTAAATAATGTTTGGAATGTATCCTCACCCTTTTCTAATCTACCTATTTCATCTGTAATCTCTCTTAATCGTTTTAATATCTCTGGTTCAGGAACCGATGCTTGAACGGCTTTTGATAAATCTTTGTATTTATTTACCAAGTCATTAACCGCACTGCTTTGGTTTTTAATATTACTTGTAATTTTTGGAGTTCTTTTATTTCTCTTTGATTCTAAATCTGCAATCTTCTTTAATATGTCCTCATATTCCTTATCAACATCAACAAGACCCCTTCTTTCACGTTCTGTGTTTCTAATATTGATTGCAATCTTATCAAGTTCTTCACCAACAATTCCCTGTCTTTGGAAAAACGCAAGTTGAGAACGAACAGCCGCATCAATTTCTAATTCTGCTGCTTTTCTGTTTTCTTCTGCTAATCTTATCTCCTCTTTTTTACGTTGAATGAAAACCTCCTCAAATGCTTTTTGTTCTGCCCTTAATTTTAATAAGGTGATTTCATCTTCAACTGCTTGATTTAATAGGTCCTGATTTTGTGCCTGTTCTAATGTATAACTACTTAATTCAGGAACCAGTTTTTGTAATTCTTTGTATGCTTCAATCCTTGTTGATTCGGCATTGTTTTGGTCGTTAATAACACTAACCAAACCATTAATTCTAACCAAACTACCCTGTATCTGTTGGTTCTGTTCTACCAATAACTCATTGAATGTTTTGGTTTCCTCTGAAACTTCCTCCTCTTCATTTTTCAATAAGAAATATGCACCGACCAACGCTCCAACTGCTGCGATAATTGCCCCGTATGGATTTGCTGCCAGTGTTGTGTATAACGCTTTGGTCGCTGCGTTTGTCGCATTAGTGGCTGCTGTCGCTGCCTTTTCTGCTATGCTCCTTGCGACAATCTGTGCCCCTGTTCTAATCTCCGCAGCACCTCTAATTGACAATGCGATGGTTAATAGATTTTGAGCATCTGCTGCCTGTTCTGC